ACGAACAATGGCAGATAAGAGCTTTGGCGTAAACGAGTTAAATGTAATCAGCAACAGTGTTAGTGCTGCTGGCATAGTTTCTTGTACCAACAGTATGACAGTCAATGCTGCTCAAGTTGGTGTCACTACTAATGTAAGTGTTACTGGAGTTACTACTTCTGGTAGTTTCCATAGTAACGATACAACTGGTGATGGAACTGACGTTGGATTTGCTATTAAATATAATATTACTGCAGATGGTACATCCAACTATCGTTTTGCTGGACCTGGTGTGGTAAATACAACTAATGATCCAACTCTTTACTTACAAAGAGGATTTACTTATATCTTTAATAATACCACGGGTTCTCATCCATTTAGGATTCAATTTGAAGGAACAACAATAGGTGTTGGTACATATGTAAGTGGATCTCAAACGGGTGTTCAGGTATTTACTATACCTCATGATGCACCTGGTACTTATGAATACCAGTGTACTTCCCATGCTGCCATGAAAGGCGATATTATTATACCTTCATAAACTACTCTAAATAAATAAAAACTTTTCACAATGTCTGCTATCATAACAGATCAAATTAGAATATTAAATGCGAAGAATTTTGTAGCAGGTATTGGTGCTACAACTAATTCCTATTATTCTTTTATTGGTTTACCAAATCCATCAGATGTTCAGAGTGATTGGGATGAGGCTCCTCCTGCTCCAAAGGATAACTTTGAAGAGGAGGATTCATATTGGGATACTATGATTGCATTGAAGAAAATCAATGCATCTGATGTTAGGCAGGTAGTAAGGAAAAGAATTTGGACTTCTGGTACAATTTATGATATGTATCGGAGTGATTATAGTAGTTCTAATAGAGCAAAAATCTCTGGAGCAACTAATTTATATTCTGCATCATATTATGTTTTAAATAGTGATTTTAGAGTATATGAGTGTTTGCAAAATGGTACTGATCCAGACAATCCAAATGGAAAACCATCTTTAGATGAACCAACTTTTACTGATTTAGAACCCCGTACTGCAGGTAGTAGTGGCGATGGTTATATTTGGAAATATCTTTATACAATTAAACCATCTGATATTGTAAAGTTTGAGTCAACTGATTTCTTACCAGTTCCTCAAGATTGGGATATCTCTACTGATGCTGCTTCTGTTAGGAATAATGCAGTTGATGGTTCTATTAAAATTGTAACTGTTACAAATAGAGGAACTGCAATAGGTAATACTGCAACATCATATACTAATGTTCCTATCAAAGGAAATGGTAGTGGGGCTCAGTGTACAGTGGTTATTAATAATGAGTATAAGATTGATTCTGTGACTGTTACTAGTCAAGGATCTGGATATACTTATGGTTCTGTTGATTTAACTTCAGGTGGAGTTCCAACAGGAACTGAAATTCCTACATTTGATGTTATTATTCCACCAGAGGGTGGACATGGTGCAGACATTTATAGGGAACTTGGTGCATTTAATGTACTACTATATTCTAGAATTGAAAATGATAATGATAACCCAGACTTTATTACTGGGAACCAAATTGCAAGAGTTGGTTTAATTGAAAATCCAAAAGTAACTGCGAATACATTATTAACTTCTGATAAAGCAAGTGCTGTTCCAGCTCTAAGACTTACTGGTGTAGGATATAGTTCTGCTACTTTTACTGCAGATACTATAATTAGACAAACAGTAGGAACAGGTAAAACCGCAGTTGGTAAAGTTATTAGTTATGATTCTAATACTGGAGTTTTGAAATATTGGCAAGATAAATCACTTGCTGGATTCACTACTGTAGGTGTTGCAATTACAAACCCTACATATGGGTATGAATTACTTCAATTTACAAGTACTCCATCTGGTGTTGGTAATTTAACTATTGTTCCCGACTCTGGAACAAACTCGAATTTAGGTATTGATACTGTGTTTAGCGGTATATCGACTGTAATAAATAATAGGACATATAACCTTGGTCAATCTTTCGTAAGTGGGATTGCTGGTCCTGAGGCTAAAAAGTATTCAGGAAACATCATATATGTCGATAACCGTCCTTCAATAACTAGGTCGGTGAATCAAAAAGAAGATATCAAGATCATTTTGCAGTTCTAAGAAATCATGCCACAGCAAACTAATTTAAATGTAGCCCCATATTTCGACGACTTCGATTCAGCAAATGATTTTCATAAGGTGCTGTTCAAGCCTGGATATCCTGTTCAGGCAAGAGAATTAACGACGTTACAATCAATATTACAAAATCAAATTGAAAAATTTGGTCAACACTTTTTTAAAGAAGGTGCAAAGGTAATACCTGGTAATATTTCATATAATAGAGATTATTTTGCAGTTCAATTAAGTAACACATATCAAGGGGTTCCTGTATCTGCATATGTTAATCAATTAGTTGGTTTAAAAATTACAGGTGCAAGATCTGGAGTTACTGCTGCTGTAGATAAAATATTATTAGCAGAAAATTCTGAAAGAGGATATTTAACACTATATGTAAATTATATTGATTCAAATGTTCAAGATAATTCATCACAAACATTTTTAGATGGAGAAAATATTTTTTGTAACCAAACAATTACATCTGGATTATTAGGAAATTCTGCAATAACTGCAGGTAGTCCATTAGCTACTACTATTCCTAATGGATCAACTGGAACAGGATCATCATTTTCTATTCAAGATGGAGTATATTTTATAAGAGGTAACTTTGTAAATGTTTCTGCAGAAACATTAGTCCTTGATCAATATGATACAACTCCAAATTATAGAGTTGGATTATTTGTTAATGAAGAAATTATTAATGCTGATATGGATGAAACCCTGAATGATAATTCTCAGGGATTTAATAATTACTCTGCACCAGGTGCTGATAGATTAAAAATATCTGTATCTCTTTCTAAGAAAACACTTTCTGATTTTAATGATGATAATTTTGTAGAACTTGCGGTAATTGAAGATGGTATTATAAAATCAAAAACAAAAGGTGGAAGTAATAATGGATCTGTATTTACAAAAGATTTAAATGATAATTTAGCAAAAAGAACTTATGAAACATTTGGTAATTATCTAACAAAACCATTTGATGTAACTGTTTTAGATTCATTAAATGACAACCAAGGAAATAATGGACTATTTCAAGAAGGTCAATTAACTTATGGTGGTGTGACAGCATCTGAAAATGATCTGATTTATAAGATTTCTCCAGGAAAGGCTTATGTTAAAGGATATGCTATAGAAACAATACAACCAACATTTTTAGATGCTCCAAAAACAAGAACTACAAAAACTCTTAAATCTCAAGCATTACAATATAATACTGGCCCAACTCTATCATTAAATCGCAATTATGGATCTGCAGAGATTGGTGTTGGTAATACTTATGTTGTTAGTTTAAGAGATACTAGAGTTGGTGCTAATGGATATGATGTGCCTGGTAAAGAAATTGGAATGGCAAGAGTTTATGATTATAAATTAGAATCTGGTTCATATAGTTTATCAAATTCAAATCTTAATCAATGGGATTTGGCATTATATGATGTTCAAACAGTTTCTGAAATTACTCTTAATCAGGCTGCTACATTATCAATTCCAACTTATATTAAAGGTGCTCAAAGTGGAGCAACTGCTTTCCTTAAAGATTCAGTTACTGCTGGTGTTGCACTTACTGTATATGAAAGAGAAGGAGAATTTAATGCAAACGAACCTTTAATATTCAATGGAGATCTTAATGGTAGAATTGCTATAGCGATTACTAATCATACTATTTCTGATGTTAAATCAGTATATGCAACTGATAATGGATTAGTTGGTGTTAATACTTTTAGTGCTGATATTATTCCTACAGTAAAACAAAGTATTGGTATTGCTTCTATTACACAGGTAAAGGCAGGTATTAGTACAGTAACTAGTACAAATACACTATTTCCTGGTGATATAGAAGTTGGTAATTTAATTCAATTTAGTAATTTAGCAAATTCTGAGGATCCTACTCTTGCAAAAGTAATTACTGTTGGAGAAAATCTTGTTACCATTCAAGGTGTAGAAACTGTATCTGGTATTTGTAATGGTGTTTTACCATCTAGTAGTATCAATGTTAGTGATTTAACTGTCCAATCAACAGATGTATTGACCTCAGAAGAGGATAGATTATTTACTGAATTACCTAAGCATAATATAGCCACTGTAGATTTAACAGATGCATCATTGGTAATAAGAAAAATCTTTACTGTTAATATTGCAAACAATCAATTAGATGCTGGAGCTATTCCTACTGCAGGTGAGAATGAAACTTTCTTGCCATTTGATGAAGAAAGATATTCATTAGTTAGATCAAATGGAACTACAGAAGTTTTGACTTCAGATAAAGTTCAATTTGTAGAGGGTAGTGGTGGTAAATCAATACAAATTTATAACTTAGGTGCGAATGATACTGGTGCAACTTTAATTGCAACATTAACAAAAGTAAAACCAAAAGCAAAAACTAAAATAAGAAATAGAGTTCAATCTATTATAGTTAAAAAATCTAAGACTGATGGATCAGGTATAGGAGAAACTACTTTAAATAATGGATTAGAGTATGGAAATTATCCTTTTGGTACAAGAGTTGAAGATAGTTTAATTTCATTGAATACTCCAGATATTATTGAGATACATGGTATATTTGAATCATCTGATACAACTGAAGCATCTGCACCTAAACTTATATTATCTTCTATTTTAAGTGCATCTACTACAACAGCAGAATATATTGTTGGTGAGTTATTGGTAGGACAATCTAGTGGAGCATCTGCTATAGTTGGTGAAATATTATCAAGCAATCAAATCTCAGTTCTTTATAAGAATGATAATGTTTTCAAAGAAGGGGAAACTATAACATCTTCTGAGTCTAAATTTACTTCTGTAATTACTACTTTAATTTCTCCTAGTTTTGATATTAGTCAGAATTATTCTTTTGATAATGGACAAGAATCAACCATTTATAATTATGGTGCAATTGAGAAAAAAGTAGAAGTAGATACACCAACCAAGCAATTAAAAGTTTATTTTGCTAGTGGTTATTATGATGATACTGATACAGGAGATATTACTACTGTTCAGTCTTATGATACTTATGATTTTGCTACTGAAATACCAATTTTTAATGAATTAAGAACGTCTGATCTTATTGATATAAGGCCAAGAGTTTCTGATTATTCTGTCACAGAATCTGCTAGATCTCCATTTGAATTTTTAGGTAGAACATTTGGTACTACAGGACATTCTGCAACAAATGTTTTAGCATCGGATGAAACTATTTTAACAACTTTCTCTTACTATCAAGGAAGATGGGATAGGATATTCCTTACTAAAGAAGGAGAAATGCAAGTTAAATTTGGAGCACCTGATGATAATCCAGATCTTCCAGAAATTGTTGATGATGCAATAGAAATAGCACAAATAGAACTTCCTCCATATTGCTACAATACAAAAGATCTTAGTGTAGATTTCTTAAAATATAAGAGATTTAAGATGAATGATCTTAAAGATCTTGAAGATAGAATTAAGAGTTTAGAATTTTATACAACATTGTCTATGCTGGAAAGTGCTACTTCCAATATGTTTGTTCCTGATCAGGATGGATTTAATAGATTTAAATCAGGATTCTTTGTTGACAACTTTACATCAGTTGGAGCTCAAGAAACTGCATTTGCTAATAGTCTTGCTAATAGTATTGATTTAAGTCAACAATCAATGAGACCAAAGCATTATACTACATCTCTAGATCTTATAACTGGTCCTGTCGTTAATGTAGATGAAAGTCAAGATAAAGCTTTCTCTACGATTGAAGGAATTAATGTAAGGAGAACTGGTGATATTGTTAGTTTGGATTATGCAGAAGTGGAGTATGTAAAGCAATCCTTTGGAACTAGAAGTGAGAGTGTAACTCCATTTATGGTAAGTTTCTGGGAAGGAACTGTTGAATTAACACCTGCAAGTGATAACTGGGTTGATACGGTAAGACTTGAAGCTAGGGTTATTAATAATGAGGGTAATTTTGCTTCTGTTCTTGCAGATGCTCAACAAAATATGGGTGTAGATCAAAATGGATTTGCAGGAACAATATGGAATGCATGGCAAACTAATTGGGGTGGAACCTTTACTAGAGATCTGACAATGACAAGATCAAGTAGTGTTCATAATCATAGACATGGTAGAAATATAACACAAAGAAGAACAACTGTAACAGAAATAGAAAGAGAAACTTGGCAATCACTGTCAATGAATAGAACAGGAACTAGAACTGCTATTGTTGAACAGTTTGATAGGGAATCTATAGGTGATAGGACTGTAAGTAGAGATTTAATTACTTTCTTAAGATCTAGAAATATTCAATTTGTTTCTAAGAGAGTTAAACCACTAACAAGATTGTACCCATTTTTTGATGGGCAAGATGTTAGTAAGTATTGTGTACCAAAACTACTTGAAATTGTAATGTCATCTGGAGTATTTCAAGTAGGTGAAACTGTAGTCGGAACTATGGGTGGTGTTGGTCTTGG